GTCAAGATTTTCAACTCAAGGTGGTACTGAAGCATTATTCAACGAAGCAGATTCAGATTTTTCTGCTAGAGACGCTGCAGGCGATACAGGTTCAACTGACGCTCAAGCGGGTACTAACCCTGCAACATTAAATGATAGTCCATCTGCTGGTACTTATACTACTGGTTCTGGAATGTCAACTGCACAAGCAGAAACACTTGGTGACGGATCTGATGAGTTTGCTGAAATGGCTTTCTCAATCGACAAAGTAACTGTTACTGCAAAATCTAGAGCTCTAAAAGCAGAGTACACTATGGAACTTGCTCAAGACTTAAAAGCAATCCACGGTCTAGACGCAGAAACAGAACTTGCAAACATCCTTTCAAGTGAAATTCTTGCTGAGATTAACAGAGAAGTAGTTAGAACTATTTACTCACACGCAAAAGCGGGTGCACAAGTAAATACAACAACTGCAGGTATCTTTGATCTTGACACCGACTCAAATGGTCGTTGGTCAGTTGAGAAGTTCAAAGGGTTGTTATATCAACTAGAGAGAGACGCTAACGCTATTGGTCAACAAACTCGTAGAGGAAAAGGTAATATCATCATATGTTCTGCTGATGTTGCTTCTGCTTTACAAATGGCTGGTGTTTTAGATTACGCTCCTGCGTTGAACAATAACTTAAATGTAGATGACACAGGTAATACTTTTGCTGGTGTTCTTAATGGTAAATTCAGAGTATATGTAGATCCATATGCAGCGAATGTATCAGCAAGTCAATACTACGTTATTGGTTACAAAGGATCATCACCTTACGATTCTGGTTTATTCTATTGCCCATATGTTCCACTACAAATGGTGAGAGCAGTTGGTCAAGATAGTTTCCAACCAAAAATTGGATTCAAAACTAGATACGGAATGGTTCAAAATCCTTTCGCAACAACTAACGGTGCTGGTGCTCTAGATAACTCTGGTGCAGTAGCAGCTAATGACCAAAACATTTATTACAGACGAGTTAAAGTTACAAACATTATGTAATTTCGATTCTTCTCGAAAATTAAAAAGGGGCTTCGGCCCCTTTTTTTTAGCCTCTTTTTTCTCTTATAAATAGTAGTATGACAACAACAAATGTAATCAATAGAGAACCCTCTAAGAGAGATTATGCGAGTCCTGTACAGTTTAGATTTAAAATGTCTAAACTACCACTAGTAGAATTTTTTGTACAGAGTGCAAATCTACCAGGCATATCTTTAGGTTCAGCAACACAAACTACACCTTTATACGATATACCAATACCTGGTGATAAAATTACATATTCTGCTTTAGACTTATCTTTTATTGTTGATGAGAATTTAAATAACTACAAAGAAATTCATGATTGGTTATTAGGATTAGGTTTTCCTAGTAATCATACACAATTTACAAATTTACAATCTGAGGGATCAGATAGATTTCCAGGATCAACTGCAGGTTCAGTTGTACCTGGTATAACAGCACCAGCACCTCTTGCTGAAGGCGGCACATATTCAGACGCTACATTGACAGTTTTAAATAGTAAGAATATAGCAAAAACAGAGATAAGATTTCAAAATGTTTATCCGACATCTTTAACTAGTCTAAGTTATGATGTAAGACAAACCGATGTTGATTACATACAAGCTTCTGTAAGTTTTCAATATATGAACTATGAAATAGTACAAATATCCACCTCATAATACCAAAAAAACTGGTCAAAGACCTTGACAAAACTACCAAAAGATGATATAATATCCGTATGACATTAGAGGAATTACAACAACAAGTAGATAAAGATTTTAAACTTGATGACACAGAATTGGATAGTGAATCAATTAAAATACCTTTATTACATAACAAATATTTACAACACTATAATAAGTTTTCTTTATTACTGAAGAAGGCAGAATATGACCACAAGGTAATGATAAGACAAAAGTGGGAATATTATACAGGTAAGTCTGACCCTAGTGTGTACAAAGAAAAACCTTTTGATTTAAAAATATTAAAGGCAGATGTACATATCTATATGGATTCAGATAATGAATTACAAAAGGCAGATCAAAAAGCTGCATATCTAAAACAAGTTGTTACTTATCTTGAACAAGTTTTAAGAAGTATAAACAATAGAACATTCTTAATTAAAAATGCAATAGAATGGAAGAAGTTTACAAGTGGGGCAATCTAAGTGGAAAATATATCAAGAATGGCCTGCTTGTGTAGGTCTATCAAGAATAGGTAAGTACGGAAGAGTACATACATTATGGAACGATTGCAAAGACAGTCGCCCTACACCATGGTATATGAGATTAATACCTATGAAATATATTAAGTGGGATAGTAAAGGGAGTTATTTATTTTATGGAACATCAAAAAATATTCGCAACTAATCTATTTTTAATAGATGATTTTATATCACCAGATAGTACTGATGGTATGAAAAAATATATCGCTGAGTTATGGAAGAATAGAAGTTATGATGATAACTGGCAAACTAAATCAGCTAATTTACATAAACAAGCAATATTTTATAACTTTGCTGAAACTGTTATTAATACAAGTAGACAAATAGTCAAACAATTAGATTATGATGTAGAAGATGTAATCATAACTGATATGTGGGCAAATGTTTTAAAGAGTACTGAATATCACCCAATGCATACACACTCTAATAATTTTTTGAGTGGTACATATTATTTACAATCAGATCAAGGGGCGAGTATAGTTTTTCATGATCCAAGACCTGCAGCTGATGTTATTGTGCCAAGAAAAAAAGAAACAAATACTTTAAACGCTAGTCTATTGAGTTATGCTTCGAAACAAAACAGAGCAATCATTTTTCCCTCATGGTTACCACATTGGGTACAAACAAATAAGTCTAATAGTAAACGCATAAGTATAGCCTGGAACATACAAGTGAAAGGACAAGTAGGAGAACATCATGAATTCCAATCAGCAAGTTTCTGATTACATATACTATTATCCACAAGTACTAGATAAAACAGCTTGTGATAACATTATTAATCATTATAATACAGATACATTTAGTGGGTGGAAAACATCTACATTTGCAACAACAAGTTCAAATACAGGAACATCTAAAGTTGATATGAAAGAATATTGGATAGGACCTAAAGATATGTTTTATAAAAATATACAAAAAGGTTTTGAAAAGGCTGTTAATGATTATGTTAGTGTTAATGATAAAATAAAAGTTCAAGAATATACTTGGTTTAGAATTAACTGTTATGAAACTGGTGGTTTTATGAAAGAACACATAGATAATATTCATCATAGTCACGGACAGAAACAAGGTTATCCACATCTAACATCTTTAATATTTTTAAATGATGACTATGGTGGTGGCGAGTTTACATTATGTGGCGAATCTTTAGATAAAGATAAAGGTTCTGCTGTTGTCTTTCCGTCAAACTTTATGTTTCCTCATGAAGTAGAAAAAGTAACTAGTGGTGTTCGATATAGCATAATGACATGGATACTCTGATAATTGAAAAGAAAAACGAAGTCTATATAACTGTTGATTGTGATCCAAACATTCAACGAGAAATATCAGAGTTCTTTACATTCTATGTACCCGGTTATAAGTTCATGCCTGCATTTCGTAATCGTATGTGGGATGGTAAGATAAGATTATTTTCACAAAAGACCAAAGAGATATACTTTGGATTATTTCCTTACATCAAAGCATTTGCTGAAGAAAGACAATATCATATTGTTTGTGGTAAAGATGTTGAGATAGACAATAAGGTAGATAAAGATGTTGTCGCAAAATTTTCAAATAGTCTAGGTCAAAAGTTTGAAGCCAGAGATTATCAGATAGACGCCATATATCATAGTTTAAAGTATAATAGAGCACTCCTACTGAGTCCTACAGCGTCAGGTAAGTCATTTATCATATACTCATTAATACGATACTATTCACATCTAATCAAGGATGAGACTAACAATCGAATATTATTGATTGTACCTACAACTTCATTAGTTGAGCAGATGTATTCTGACTTTCAATCATATGGTTGGAATGTAAAAAAGAATTGTCATAGATTGTATAGTGGATATTCAAATCAAACAGATAAGAAAGTTCTCATATCAACATGGCAGAGTTTATATAAATTACCAAAAACATATTTTGAACAATTTGGTTGTGTCTTTGGTGATGAAGCACATCTATTTAAATCTAAATCATTGACAGAGATTATGACAAAACTTGAAGATTGTAAGTATCGTATTGGTCTTACTGGTACACTAGATGGTGCTCAGACACATAAACTAGTATTAGAAGGATTGTTTGGTGCTGTTAACAAAGTTACATCTACAAGAAAACTTATGGATAAAAATCAACTATCAAACCTTACTGTTAGATGTTTAATATTAAAACACACAGTAGAAAATAGTAAAATAGTTACAAGTGGTAAGTATCAAGATGAAATAGATTATCTAGTAAGTAGTAAATCAAGACAAAATTTTATTCGTAATCTAGCACTTAAATTAAAAGGCAATACCTTAGTGTTGTTTCAGTTAGTAGAAAAACATGGTAAAAATTTATATGAAATAATAAAAGATAAAGCTGCTGAAAATCAAAAAGTTTTTTATATTTTTGGAGGAGTAGAAGCAGACGAAAGAGAAGCAATAAGAGGTATAGTAGAAAAAGAAAAGAATGCTGTTATAGTTGCAAGTTATGGCACATTTAGTACTGGTGTCAATATTAGAAACTTACACAATATTATTTTTGCAAGTCCATCAAAGAGTAGAATAAGAAATTTACAAAGTATAGGTCGTGGTTTAAGATTGGGCGACAATAAGGTTAATGCTACTTTGTATGATATTGCAGACGACTTAACTTATAAGTCAAAAGAAAACTTTACATTAAAACATTTTCAAGAAAGGATAAACATCTATACAGAGGAAGAGTTTGATTATGAAATTCATAATATCGACTTGAAGGAATAGATAAATATTAGTATGGATAAATTACAAGAGAAAGCACCAAATGATGTAACAGACTATCGAATAGTTAAACTAACTGATGGCAGTACAATTGTTGGTAGCATTACACTAGACAAAGATTTTTTAAGAATACAAAATCCTTTACGATTAATTACAGTACCTAGAGTTACAGAGTTCGGAGTTAAAGATGATTCTACTTTATCACCATGGGTGCCATTTAGTGAAGATAAACTATATGTTATTCCAAAAGATAAGATTGTAGTTATCTCAAGAGCTGCAAAAGAACTAGCAAATTATTATGAGGTTATATTAAGAAAATTGCAAACTACTAAAATTAAAACTACTTATTCAGAACATGAGATTAATAAGATAATGGAAATTGCTGAAGAATTAGATAAAAGAGTTAAAGAGCAAGAAGATGATGAAGGTGAATATTATGAAGAAACTAAAGTTACTTTACATTAGCTATAGCTCTATCCTCAGGCGACTACATAGTCGATTATACACATTTTCCTAGAGATGTCAAGCACACCAAAAAAAGTAGTTGAAAGGCTTGCATTTAAGCGTAAAATGTAGTATAATAAGTTTATGAAAAAAACAAAAGCAAAAGAAAAACCTCATTATGTAGATAATAAAAAGTTTCTTGAAGCAATGGTAGAGTACAGAGAAAAGTGTCTCAAAGCAGAAGAAAATAACAAAACAAAACCAGATGTAACTAATTACATTGGTGAGTGTTTTTTAAAGATTGCTAATCATTTATCTTATAGACCAAATTTTATTAATTATACATTTAGAGACGATATGATATCAGACGGTATAGAAAACTGTTTGCAATATATGAGTAACTTTAATCCAGATAAAAGTAATAATCCATTTGCATATTTTACACAGATAATTTATTACGCATTTATAAGAAGAATACAGAAAGAAAAGAAACAAATACAAATTAAATCCAAACTGATTGCTAATGCAGGTGTTGAAAATATGATGGATCAATTACAAGGAGATGATACACAATATCAAAGTCAATTATTAGACTTTTTACAGAGAAATTTTAAAGAAGAAGAACCAACTAAAAAATAATATGAAAATAGCATTATTAAACGATACTCACTTTGGGGCTCGTAATGATAGTAGTATATTTGATGAATACTTTTATAAGTTTTATGATGATATATTCTTTCCTTATCTAAAAGAAAACAATATAAAAACACTTATTCATTTAGGTGATATTGTTGATAGAAGAAAGTATATTAATTATAGAATAGCACATAACTTTAGACATAGATTTATGCAAAGATTATGGCAAGATAAAATTGATACTCACATACTTATAGGTAATCATGATATCTATTATCGTAATACGAACAAAGTAAACGCTGTTCAAGAGTTATGTACAGCGCCTGACGGTGTAAACGAACCATTTATTTACGAAGAGCCTAAAGTTGTAGAGTTTGATGGTTTAAATATTTTAATGATGCCTTGGATCAATCCAGAAAACGAAGCACAATGTTTAGAAATGTTAAACAAAGCAAATGCTGAAATCTGTATGGGTCATTTTGATTTAAATGGATTTAGAATGATGGATCACATGGTACAGACACACGGTTACGATAAGTCTATTGTATCAAGATTTGAAAAAACTTATAGTGGCCACTTTCATCATAAAAATGGTGATGGTCAAGTATTATATCTAGGCAGTCAATATGAAATGACTTGGTCTGATTACAATAACGAAAAGGGATTTCATATATTTGATACTGAAACTAGAGAAGTAGAGTTTATTAAAAATCCACATACTATATTTAAAAAACTAATATATGATGATACTGAAACCAATTATGATAAGTTTGATATTACAGAATACAATCAAAAATTTATTAAGTTAGTTGTTGTTAATAAAAAAGATAATCAAATGTTTGATAGGTTACTTGAAAGATTATACAATAAAATAAGTGTACATGAATTAAAAATACTAGAAGATTATTCTGACCTTAATCATACCAATGTAAGTGATGATGTGGTAGAGGGATCTGAAGATACAATTACACTAGTTAATAGTTATGTAGATCAATTGCCAGTTGATTTAAATAAAGATAAACTAAAAATAATGATTAAAGAAATGTTTATTGAGGCACAAGATAGTGATGTAAAAGATGATAATATTTAAAAAAGTAAAATACAAAAACTTTTTAAGCACAGGTCAACAATTTATAGAAGTAGATTTAGACAAGTCAAATGCCACATTAGTTGTAGGCGAAAATGGTGCTGGTAAATCTACTATGTTAGACGCTTTATGTTTTGGTTTGTTTCAAAGAGCATTTAGAAATATAAAGAAAGATCAGTTAATTAATTCTATAAATGAAAAAGAATGTATTGTTGAAGTAGAATTTAAAGTAGGTCAAAAAGATTATAAGATTATAAGAGGTATCAAACCCAATATATTTGAGATATGGTGCGATGGTGATATGTTAAATCAAGACGCAGCTCAAAGAGATTATCAAAAACATCTAGAACAACAAATACTTAAACTAAACTTTAGATCATTTACACAGGTTGTTATCTTAGGTAATGCTTCGTTTGTACCATTTATGCAATTACGAGCAAGACATAGACGCCAAGTTGTAGAAGAAATATTAGATATCGAAATCTTTTCTAAAATGAATATCATGTTTAGAGAAAAACAAAAAAGTCAAGATGAATTAATTAAACAAACAGATTTTAACTATCAGTTGGTTGACAATAAAATTGATGATAAGAAAAAATACATTGATGATATTGATAATCGTAGTCAAGAATTGGCAGAATCAAAAAGAGCAGAGTTAGATAAAAGTATAACTGATATATCAAACTATTCGCTAGATATAAAAAAAGTTAAAACAGATATTGCTGAATTACAAAAACAAGTAATAGACCAATCAAAGATAAGTGGTAAACATAAAAAACTTCATAACATGGAAGCAAAGTTAGAGAACACTTGTAATAAACATAAGAAAGATTTAAGTTTCTTTCAATCACACAATGATTGTCCTACCTGTCAACAAGCAATTGATGAAGTATTTAAATCTACAATGATTGATAAGAAAAAAGACAAAGTATCTGAATTAAATTCAGCATTAGATCAGATAGACAAAGAAATCAAAACTACTGAAATGAGACTAGATACGATCAATAAAACTATGATAACAATTAGAGAAAAAGAATTATTAATAAATCGCTACGAGACATCTATCGAAGAAATTAATAAACAAAGAATTAAATTAGCAGAAGAAATAGAAGAACTACGAGACGAGAAAGTATCTTCGGCTGAACAAACAGGTGAATTGAATCAATTACAAGAAAGACTAACTGAATTAGGAAAAGATAAATTATCTCAAAAAGATGAAAAGATTTACATAGATACTGCTAGACATCTTATGCAAGATACAGGTATCAAAACTAAAATCATTAAACAGTATCTACCAATAATGAATCAATTAATTAATAAGAACTTGGCTGATATGGACTTCTTTGTTAATTTTAGTTTAGATGAAGAATTTAATGAAACAATTAAATCTAGACACAGAGACGAATTTAACTATCATTCATTTAGTGAGGGTGAGAAGT